TACTGCTACGTTTGAAGTTCCAGTCGTGTTAACTGCTAAAGCATTCATTCCCATAGCAGTGTTATTAGATGCTGTGGTGTTTGCTCCTAATGCATTATAACCAACTGCTGTATTGTGAACACCAGTCGTATTGGCATCTAAAGCTATAGTACCAACAGCAACATTTTCGTCACCTGTGGTGTTTGTTGCTAAAGCTCCTGAACCAACGGCAGTGTTGTTTGCTGCGGTGGTATTCGCTTCTAATGCTCCATAACCAATCGCTGCGTTGTTGGCTCCAGTAGTATTGGCTCCTAATGATTCAGCGCCTACTGCGGTGTTTGAGCCACCAGTGGTTGTAGCATCCATAGATCCAGCACCGACTGCGACATTGCTGGCACCTGTGGTGGTTACTTTTAAAGTGTTATAACCAAGTGCTGTGTTGTTTGATGCTGTTGTGCTCGCTGATAAAGCACCCTTACCAACTACAACATTGTAATTACCTGTGGTGATAGCATCTCCAGCATCCTTTCCTATAGCCACGTTATGTGCGCCTGTAGTTATTGCTCCACCTGCATCTTTACCAATTCCTACATTATTAGAGCCAGTTGTGACTGCATCAAGAGCAGCTTCACCTACCGCAACATTATTTGTTCCTGTCGTAATTGCTGTACCGAGTGAGCCAGAACCTAGTCCGACATTGCCTGTACCGCCTGTCATATCCAGTACATCGGTTACAGCAGCACCTGCTCCAGCACCATCGGTGACAACCATCTTGATTCCGCCATTCGGAATCACGACATTTGCGCCTGTGCCTTGAGATACTTAGCTGCATCAGATGTACCATCTGCCATCGTAATCGTTGCGGTTGAAGCATCAGATAGTGCTTCAGAACCACTACCAAACGCTTCTCCAATTAATTCTAAATTTGTATTGGTACTGGTTCCCCAAGTACCCGACTCATCGCCTGTGGCGATCTCTTTAAGTCTTAAATCATTTACATATGTTGCCATATTCGATTCCTCTTATTGTTTCATATATTATACGAAGATTACTCATTACGCTACTTCTTTCCAGTCTGGGCTTTGCGAATCATCTATACTCGACCAACCTGGAGTCTGCGAATCACTTACCGCAGACCAACTTGGATCTTGAGAATCATCAACTATTCCCCAAACAGTTAATTGACTAATTTGCCCTGTTGCGCTAACTCCTGTAAGCGAAATCCCTGCACTTGCTTGAGGAGTAAGGTCGCCAATTTGTCCTGTACTAGCACTTTGCGTAACAGAAATAACATTATTGCTAACAGTGCTGATTGTGCCTAATGCACTTGTTGCAGCCAATCCTGTAGGATAAACATTTGCGTCACAAGTAACTGTTTCATCGCCTTGCGATATTGTTGAAGCAGCACCGCTAACACCTACAATCGCTACACCATTTGCAACAACTGTGCCGACAGCACCAGTACCAGCTACTCCTGTTTCGCTGACATTCGCATCACCGCTAACTGATTCCGTGCCTAAAGCACTAGTACCAGCAACTCCTGTTACAGAAAGATTAGCTACACCTGTGACAGTTAAACTATTTACTGCTCCTGTACCAGCTACTCCTGTTTCGCTTACATTCGCATCAGCGGATACACTTAATGATCCTAGTGCACTTGTTCCAGCTACGCCTGTCTCTGTAACATTTGCAACACCTGTTACAGTTAGACTGCCGACGCCACCTGTAGCTGCAACACCTGTCTCTGCGACATTGGCATCACAACTAACGGTCTCTGTTCCTAAGGCAGTAGTTCCCGCAACACCTGTTACATTAACTGTAACATTAACGATTGCAGGTTCACCCCACGGACCAGTACCCCATGTGGATCGACCCCAACCAGACATGATTGGTTACGCTATTCTAATAACAGCGTTACTTGCGTCTGCAGTTGGGAAAGATATTGTAAAACTACCTGCTGTGCTAGTTTTGTCTCCACCGAAATCAAAAACTGCAACTGCTGGGTCGCCAGTAGCTGTATCGTTATAAATCATACAGCCTCTCGCAGTGATAGTAGCTGTTCCAAAAGTCAAATCAGCAAAATCAGTATACGCAGTTGTTCCTGATGTTGTAGGATTGACGTTTGTTAAAGCTGCACCACCTGCAGTGTAGTTTGTTCCAGATGCTTCTTGCCCTGTGCTATAAGCTGTAGTAGCAGCACTCATAGTCGCAGAGCTAGTGTACAAAGCAAGTTTAAAAGAGTTTCCTCCACTCGCTTTGAAGTTATGCGTTCCTTCCATAAGTTCTTTTTTAAAAGAAGTACACATCGCTTGTGTTATAGCCATTATAGCCTCCTAATAATTTCAGCAAGGTCTTTATTACCTTGCGCTTCTAATTGATTGCCTATTGTACACATGTGATTTTTAATCGCTTCACGCATGTAAAAAGCAATAATGTTTTGACACGAGTTTCTGAAGGCATGGGCTTGCGCTTTGATCGGTTCTGGTGCTGTGTCGCTCACCGAAACCAATTTATCAGTAGCCATCTCAGCAACTTCTTCTACTGTATGACCTCTACCATGTGTTGTCTTTACACCTAAGTTTCCTATAGAAAGTGTAAACGAATCTGTTTTCATTTAATATACCTCTGGTTCTGGTGGACCTAAAGTGATTTGTTCTGTTCTTCCTGAAAATCCTTTTATAACTTTTTCCTCTTCTACTTCTGAAGAATTAGTAATTTTTAGTTCTCCATTTTCCGTATAAACAACAGGAGGATTTTCTAACCTATGATATCCATATAATTTTTCCTCTACAGGAACATTTGTGTCTAACATAGAAGAGGTTGCTGCTATCGATATATCTATGCCTCGACTCATACACTTTGATAACCAAAATTCACAACAACCTCTCCCCATCTCGCCAAAATGTACATTGTTGCCATAACTAAAGTCTGCTCCGTACATATTAATCGTACCGACCTCGTTGTATGCAGCAAAAGCTATAGCATAAGAGATGGTGTTATTAAAATAACTACAACCCATTTCATTGATAATTTTTTCTAGCGGATAAAGCTCTATCGCTGGAACCCTATTGTCTTTTTCACAAGAGTAGATTGGAACGTCTAATCTTGGTAGCGTTCTTCTCATTACTTGAGTTTGTGGACCAGCATCAAATGTGTCAAAAAACCTTGAAGCAGGATCCATCATAAAAACTCGATCACACTTAATCACAGCACACATAGAATTAATAGCCCAAACTTCATCGTATTCTTTACTGTGGCTAATAGACATATGGTAATCTAATTGACTCCTACCCATCGAGACGATAGCTATGTTTTTACCTTTTAGCTCTTTAATCATTGTGGTTGCGGTCTCAGTTTGTCATAACGATATTGATCTCTAGTTCCTAACCCTTCGTTAAAGTTTTTAAGTTTCAATATCGCATCTTGAAAACGTGTTTCAAAATATTGTAAATCGTTCGGGTCTTGTTTCATAAAAATAGAGGCTTCTACTAAAGAACCATACAGCATTGCATCGGGAGCATTTGTAGAGAGCCAAGTTGTTCCGCTATCTCCTGCTGCTGTAAGCGAAGCAGGTCTATACACATAATGGAGTTCAAAGGTTAGGTTTCCATTAGGTGCTGGTGCCAGGATAAACGTATCTTCGTCAAACGAAGCATAGTATTTAGGCAACCCTGTCGTTGCTGTAGCTGGAGTATAGTCCCTAATCCAAGTAACTTGTTTTAAATTTAAATAGTTATAATTACTATCTGAGTCTATAACTGCCAGACTCAAAGGGTCTAAATAATCGCTCGGCTTAGATAAGTAAGTATTTCCTGAACTTGCTGTGCCTGTGACGTTTTTTCTAAATTCGTCTAACTGTACTATTTTTAATATTTTTTCTTCAGACAGTTTAATAAAGGTGTCTAAAGTATTTGTAAAAGTTGTTTCGTCGTTATCCATATAGTTTTGGATAGCTGTTTTTAAACCTGAATATGTAAAACTCATGTTGTCACCGTTAATGTTCCGAGACCTGAGGTAGCCTCAAGTCCTGTAAAATATGTTCCTATTGTATCTGCAGTAGTGTCTGTCATAGGAGAAGCAGCACCTGCGGTAACTACACCTAACTGCGCCTGAGGTAAAGGAACTTCTGGTCTAGGTTGATATAAAGTTTCTGGGTCAGAAGAAATCCTTGCTGGTGTGTCTTGTGGTTGTCTTGGTTCATAACACTCAGCACAAACCTTTAAGTTGTTCCACTCTACTTTCATAGAAAGATAAGGATACGACCAACCACATCGGTCGCAGACTGCTAAAGCGTGTGTTCCTTTGGCGTAAGCCATTAGTAAGTAGCCTTCGGTACTAGATGAAGACTAGCTCTGCCTCTATCCTCGTCTTGCGCTCTTCTTAAATCTTGTTCGTATATCTGTAAAAGCATGGGAGCTCTTTCAGGGCTTTTCTTAAGTGATAAATAATACGCTAAGCCAGAGACCATAGGAGGTATAAACCGACTAGGCACTTCTTGATCTTGCGCAGAAGCCGAAACATCGTCAATACGCTGAATCCTATAGCTTACAAAAACATCAGTAGAGTTTTCAGGGGTTGGCCAAAGTTTAAGAACAGGAGTAGCTTGTCTGTCAACAAAAAACTCTGTAGGTCTTGCTTCCGTTGTTTTATTAGGAATATTTAAATATTCCATTCGACCAATCCTTGACATCTGATAGTCCGTTTGAGTGCTGTTTACTGTTCTTCGTATAACTGCTTCAAGAATGTCAATGTCGTAAGAATTCAACGTATAACTTGCTGTGCCTTCTGTTAGTGTTAAACTAACTTCAGCAATCGTCCATATATTAATGCCTCTGTTTGACCAATCTGCAAACATAATGTTTAGAGATCGTCTAGCTGTTGCTGCATCATATCCTGTCCGAGCCTCTAGCCCAGCAAGTTCATACGCTTCTTCTATTACTTCGCCTGTGTCTAGGGCAAATGTTTTAGTACCAGAAGTTGCCATAATCTAAGATCCTGGAGCTTCGTAGTATTTTAAAAATTCGCACCAAACAGTGTACTCGTTTCCTGCGTCAGCGGTAGAAGGGATAACTAAAAGAACATCCCCTGAATACCCCGATGCTGCAGTGTTCTTTAAACCACCTATCTCACTAAAGTCAAAAGAATTATCGTAAGCTAGTGTTAAAAAGGTAACGTCAGTGGTTGCGTCCCAATCAAGAGAAGCAGGAGCATCAGGTGCTCCACTACATGTATACCAAATTTTATTTAAAGACACGTGTGCACAAGACTCACCGTTCAATGTTGAAGCATTCAATGCTGAAACATCTACTAAGGTTGTGCTGCTGCCACTTCCATCAGAGTAGACTGAACAATAGACTATCAGTTTTTTCTCGCCATCTAATTGGTTAGTTGGACCTGTAACTGTATCAGCCATGGTTCACCTCCTTATGCGTCAGCGAATGGAGTAACTAGTGTTCCTGAACCAAGTATGATTCCTTCAACAGCATACTTAGCAGAAGCCATCGCAGTTACTTTTACGATACTGCCAGCTAGTCCGCCTTTAGTTGTTCCGTTCATGGTAATAACGTCGTTACTTGCACCAGAAATAAAAGTTTTACCAGTAGCGTCAGTTACACCTGTATAAAGACCGCCAACAAACTTATCCGTTCCATCAGTTAAGATGTCCATGTCTGTTGCAGCAGTTTCTACGATAAATATAAAAGTAGCACCTAAGTTATTAGTTTGGTTAGGGTCTGTGTCTTCACCAGGAGCAGTTGCAACGATAGAGGGTAAAGTAAATTTACCATCTGCGTCATTACATGTTAATACTTTGCCTGAATGAGAAGCCACTGTAATTGATGTGTCAGCAGTAAGGCTAACTACATTAGCATTACCTGCTGAAATAAATCCAGCCAGTGACTTTACTGGACCTGAAAAGGTTGATTGCGCCATAATTTTTTCTCCGAAAAAATAAGTCCTACCGTCTTGGCTTGTCTGCTAGGTCAGTCTGTAGGACAAGTTTACCCCTAGATAAAGTTTGATGCGGGTTGAGTGAGAAACCCCCGCATCACAGGTTCCATATTACTTGCGTTTTAATGCTCTATTTGGCATTAAGCACCAGGAGATCCGAAGATACCACGCCAGTCAGACCAGCCGAAGCTGTATCTTTCTCTTGCTTTATATCTTACGTTTCCTGTTTCGAAATCACCTTCCATGTTAGTGGAAACTGGAGTTCGAACAAAGTGCTTGAGACCATTAGGTATATCTGTCTTAACAAACCAAGCGTCGGTGTCTGTCAAATAATGATTCACAGCGTAGCCATCTGGGACCATGCCCATATTTCTAATTGCATTGATGTCATTATCTGAAGTTGCGACTCTTCCTGGTGTGTTTAACAACCGATCTGCAATGAACTGTAATGCAGGTGGCACAATTAATCGTTGTGCTTGTGCATTAACTTTCAGACCTCTCTCATCTTTAAAGCCAGCAATATCAATTAGTGCTTGCTCCATAGATGTTTCATTAAGGTCTGCAGCTGTACTTAGTTCATTCTTAAGATCACCAGCAGTCAAAGAGGTATGATCGGTAGCGAATAGTTCTTTACCGTCTCCTCCTGGATAACTGCTGCTAAATCCATTATTCAACACGTTTGCAGCTTTAATCTGCTTCGTTTGTTGCATAGAACGAGCTAGTGCTCTTGTGTATCTTGCAGATAGGGTATCATAGAGATTATCTTCCATTGCTTCTTCAGTCAAGGAGAAGGCTAACGCTACAGTGTCGTGAGTATAACGAGCTGTCCAAGTTTCTTGAGCAGTGTCATACTTGACCGCAGCACCTTCGCCTTTAACTGCAGCTTCTCCGAATCCAGAGAGCATCACTTCTTCCTCATAAGCACGATCAGAATTTTCAGTATCGAAAATCATAGTATGCTCATCAGCGTAGCTTGAGTACTCTAGCCCGAATAAAGCATTAAGTCCTGGAACAAGTTCTTTAACGAGTTGTGCTCGATTAATCGCCATTTCTTAACTCCTATTCAAACGGATTAGCTGGGAATCGGAAGAATGCTCTAGCATTTGCTCCAATTGAGTTGCTTGGTGTATCCACAAAGCCAACACAAAGAGCAACACCAGAAGATGTAGTAGCAGTTACCCCTTCCGCAGAACGACCAGTAGTTGTACTACCAGAAGTCGTTGAAAGAGTATACTTATTGCCTATAAAGCTCACAGCTGGAGTACCAGCGGTAAATTGAGCTTCGTAAACGATGTCTGGATCGTTATACACATAAGCCTGAGCATCTGCACTTCCTAATGTAGCAGTGTCAGCAGTCCAAACTTTAGAAAAAGTTGGAGTGCCATCACTTGCCTCATAATAAACGCCAGCAAAAACGCCAACAGGAGCACCAGTAGCCGTCCCTTGAATGATATAACCGCTTGATAGATTGA